CCGAACGGTGCGACCGGTGTCGCCCGTAATATGTTCATCGAACTGACGGGAACCGGTGGTACGAACACCAACCTGATCGTGCCGTCTAACAAGAAACTCTACTTCATCTACAACAACGCCTCTGGCGCAGTGACCGTCAAAGTTGCTGGTCAGACCGGCGTCTCTGTTGCAGCCGGTGCCAAGGTCATCTTGGTGTCAAACGGTACGGATATTGTTGAAGCAACAAGTTATCTGACCGGGATTCCGAGCAGTTTAACGGTTACGACTCTTAATGCCACAAGTCTGACGGTTACGGGTGGCACTTATTTAGCTACTTCGTCGGGCAACGTCGGTATTGGGACGGCTTCGCCTGCAAGCATCGGCGCGGGATACACCCATTTAGAATTGAATGGCACAACTTCCGGTGTTTTTAGTGTTTCTCGCAACGGCACGCGAGTTGTGTCAATCGCAGCGGATAATAGTGTTGCCAGCATCCAATCCCGCGTAAATGGTGAACCGCTAACATTTTGGACAAACGGCGGCTCTGTCACCGAACGGATGCGCATTGACTCGTCCGGCAACGTCGGGATCGGCGGGACGGCTAACGCACAAGCAAGAGTTAATGTTACGGGAACGCTGCCCACAGACATCAATCGCAGCCGAAGTTTCTTTGTAAATGCAACTATTCCGAGCGGAACGACCGCAAACGCCATCAACTTTTATTCACTTCCGTCAACGGAAAACGCGTCATTTACGCTTACTGACCTTTATCATTTTTTTGCCGTTCAAGGAACCAAGGGCGCTAGTTCTACAATAACCAATCAATATGGTTTCAGCGCAGACAGCAGCCTCACCGGAGCCACCAACAACTTCGGCTTCTACAGCAACATCGCCGCTGCTTCTGACCGCTGGAACTTCTATGCAGCGGGGACGGCGCGGAACTACTTTGCTGGCGGCGTGGAAGATGCGGCGGGGAATCTGCGTGACATCCCATCAGCCGGTACTGCAAAGACCTCGGCCTACACTTTGACTGTCTCTGACGTTGGCGAGTTCGTCACGGTCGGTTCGGGCGGCAGTATCACGGTACCCAATAACACGTTCACGGCAGGTAATGCTATCTCTATTTATAACGATACGACGGGCAACATCAGCATCAACTGCCCGATCACAACGGCGTACCTTGCTGGAACCAATACAGACCGAGCTAGTTTGACTTTGGCTACTCGCGGTGTTGCTACGATCCTGTTTATCAATCCTTCACTTTGTGTTGCGACGGGTAATCTCACATGAGTGGAATTCAAATGATGATACTCGGGGGCAAAAGTTCGCTCCCCGAAGTTACGCTTCTCGCATCGGGCGGTAGTGCTTCTGGAAACGTAACCATACCGGCCGGGTATACTTTCGTAAAAGTTTACGGTTGCGGTGGCGGTGGCGGTTCTGCCAATAGCCCCGGTTTTGCTGGCGGCGGTGCCGGTGGCGGTGCAGCGAGCCAACTTACAGGCTACACCCTTAGTGTAACCCCCGGAGAAACTCTTGCTTATGTCATCGGTAGCGGCGGCGGGCAGGGTGGTGGTGGCGGTGGCATTTCTGGTAATGCTACTTATATTCAACGGTCAGGTTCTACCATTTTTAACTTAAATGGTGGCGGCGGAGGTGGTTTCTGCCCTGATCAAACGATAGGCGGAGATGGTGGCGGCGGTGCTGCGGCTGGTCCTTATGGAAGCCACAGCGGAGGTGGCGGCGGAAAAGGCGGCGATAGATTTGAACCCGGCTATGGTGGCGGTACTGGTCCCGGTGGAGCAGGCTGCGCTGGCGGCGGTGGCGCTGGCGGTGGCGGAGATAATGGTCCGTATATTCAAGCCCCCGGAGGCGGCGGCGGTGGATCATCAAATAACACCCCAACCGCATCTGGTTCTATATTCCAAGGCACAAACGGTGGTGCAGGTGGGGACACAGGTGTGGCTGGCAATAGTGTTCCAACCGCAGACCGCGGTCAAATCAGTGGTGGTGCTGGCGGCGGTGGCGGTGGTGGCGGTGCCGGTGCCGGTATCGGACGCTCCGGTACTTATTTTGGCGCTGGTGGCGGCAGTAATTTTAGTTTTCCCGGTAGCGGAAATTACACTAGCGGCGGTAACGGATACTTATTAATTATTGCTCCGTCTCAATAATTTACAGGTGTAGCTATGTTTAATTGGAAGATTGAAAGTATTCTTGTTAAGCCCGAAGAGAATGGGCGAACTGACGTAGTTGCTATGGTTCATTGGCGTTGCAGCACGAATGAGAACGGTCAGTACGGGGTTTGCTACGGCAACATGGCTTTTGTTGCGGGCGAGACTTTTATTGCTTTTCAAGATTTGACTCAAGAGCAAATTCTTGATTGGTGTTTTGCCAATGGCGTAGATAAAACCAAAGTTGAAGAAATTGCGGCAAGTTCGTTGGCTAACAAAATAAATGTACCAACGGTGAACAAACTTCCGCCTTGGCGCAATGACCAGTAATGCACATAAATAGTCTTTTTCCTATTGCTGTAGCCAAGTTTGAACTTGGGCGTGAATTTACATCTGATGAAATAGCTTTTATAGATTCACAACCGACGTACAAAAATACAGGAAACACAACAAGTAACGATCGTTATGTTTTGCAGCATTGGACGATGGCTAAGTTGCGTGAGTTTGTTGAAACTAGTACGGCTCAATACTTAAAGTCTATCTATGCGCCAAAACAAGATGTGTCATTACGTGTAACTCAATCATGGCTTAATTACACAAAACCCGGCGAGTTTCATCATAAACATTCGCACCCCAACTCGTTTGTGTCTGGAGTGTTGTATGTAAGAGCAGACAAGGCTAAAGACAAAATTCATTTTTACAAAGACGCTTACCAGCAAATAAAACTGCCAACTAGTACATACAACCCGTATAACAGCGATTCGTGGTGGTTTGAGGTCGGTGCTGGCGATTTGATGCTGTTTCCGTCAAGCCTGACGCACATGGTAGAAACCGTGCAAGGTGATGATCGAGTGTCTTTGGCGTTTAATACGTTCCCTGTTGGTTACGTAGGCGGCGAAGAAGAATTAACGGCTTTACATTTATAAATATGTTTAACACTACTTTAAAAGATTACGTAAAAATTTATAAAGGTTTTTATGACCCAGAGTTGTGTACGTCTATCACAAACAATTTAAAAAATATTAATTGGGATTTGCATACTTTTTATAACGGCATAACTGGGGAACGTAAATCTTACGAGAATGAACTGTCAGTTTCTTCCGACGTAATACCAGAAAAACAAAAGTTAGACGAGCAGATTTGGCATGTCATAAATCAGTACGTCACAAAAGATATGTCGTATATGAAAGATTGGTTCAGCGGTTGGAGTGGTTACACAGCTTCTAGATTCAATAAATATGAACCAGATACCCGCATGAAAATTCACGCGGATTTAATATATTCGATGTTTGACGGCACTAGAAAAGGCGTGCCTATTCTTTCTGTTTTAGGCTTATTGAACTCTAACTACGAAGGCGGTGAATTCATTATGTGCGGGGAAGAGATTAAATTAGACGCAGGTGATGTAATTGTTTTCCCAAGTAACTTCCTGTACCCGCACGAAGTTAAATTAGTTACGTCTGGCGTACGTTACAGTTTTGTATCTTGGGTTTGGTAAGGAGTACTAATGGAACCCGTCAAACTTGAAGTGACCCTTGAAGAAGCGGTCGCCATCGTAAATTTGATTGGCTCGCTGCCCACTGCTCAGGGGGCTTTCCCGCTTTATATGAAACTGAAGGAGCAAGTTGAACCGTTGCTTCCAAAACCCGAGGAGGGTAAATAAATGAATACTGTATGGAAAGTTCGACAGATTGAATGTCTGTCCGAGAATGGCCTTGATAACGTCGTCGTGACGGTGTGCTTTGACATTGACGCCGACGAGAATGGGTTAAAAGGTTTTGTGCAGGGCGACACTAAGTTGCTTGCGCCTGACGCCGCTAACTTTACCGACCTTGCCAGCATTACCGAAGATCAGGTCATTCAATGGACCAAAGATGCACTCGGCGCTGATGGCGTAGCGCGTTTTGAAGGTATGGCGCAGCAGCAGATCGACAATCAAAAAGTCGCGCAGCCGAAGGTCGTTCCGTTGCCGTGGGCACCGCCGGTTGAAGTACCTGTTGAAGAACCCGTGCAAGTTCTTAACGAGGGCTAAGCCATGATGACAATGATCTCAACCTTCCTGTCTTTCTTGGCGGGCGGGCTACCTAAAATCCTCCAAATCTTCCAAGACCGGCAGGATAAGAAGCATGAGTTGGCCCTCGTCGCTGCTCAGAAGGAGCGGGAGTTAGCCTTGGCTGAGCGCGGCTTCATTGCCCAAGCACGGGTAGAAGAGATCAAGTTGGAACAGATTCAGACTCAGACAGCGGGTGAGGAACGTCAAGCCCTGTACCAGCACGACATGGAGATTGGCAAAGGCGCGAGTCAGTGGATGATTAACCTCCGCGCCAGTGTCCGTCCGGTCGTGACTTACATTTTTGTGCTGGAACTCGTTGCCATCAACATCGCTGGAGTCTGGTACGCCTATAACACGGGTGTGCCGTTTGCCGCTGCAATGGCAGAGGTATTCTCAGATGACGAGATGCTGATTCTGTCCTCAATTATCGCGTTTTGGTTCGGGACACAGGCTTTTGGCAAGAAGTGAAAGTCAGCCCCGCCGCCATTCAGATGATCAAGCACCACGAAGGGGTGAGGACTAAGCCTTACCGCTGCCCGGCGCTTTTGTGGACGGTGGGCGTCGGCCATGTGATCGACCCGGCTCATGCGACGGTGAAGTATGAGGAGCGCAAGAATCTACCGATACCCGCTGGCTGGGACCGCATTCTCACGATGGACGAGGTGGATTGGATACTTTCTCAAGACCTTGGTCGGTTTGAGCGTGGTGTGGTTCGACTTTGCCCTGCTGCTGTTGGCAATCAAGGAATCTTCGATTCTCTCGTCAGTTTTGCCTTCAACGTGGGTCTTGGCAATCTCCAACGCTCTTCCCTTCGGATGAAGACGAACCGGGGGGAGTTTGAGGAGGCGGCTGACGAGTTTCTGAAGTGGACCAAGGCGGGTGGTAAAGTACTGCCGGGATTGGTAAAAAGGCGCAACGACGAACGGGCGTTGTACCTGTCAGGGGTCTCGTAATGGCACTTCAGAAACTAGAACTGCGCCCCGGCGTTAACCGCGAATCGACTAGCTATGCCAACGAGGGCGGCTTCTTCGCGTCCGACAAGGTGCGTTTTCGATCTGGCTACGCCGAAAAACTGGGCGGC